TTGTTCCGGGGGATGCCCTTTTTGGCGGATATTCTGATGAAGATCTACGCCACCATCGGCAGCAACTGGGAACGAGCCGGAAATGTGCGTTACAGCGTGGTTTGCAAAAGCGATGAACGGATGGATGCTTCGCAGATCCAACAGCGGGGAACCCAGGTGGCCAATGAATGGGCAAAGGCCATGGAGGACAGCAAAAACGGCACCGTTCGGGATTTTGTGGCGGTAGGGGATGTGCAGATCAAGGTCATCGGTGGAGATGCACCGATTCTGGATTCTCAGATTCCGGTGCGGCAGATGCTGGAGCAGCTGGTGGCAAAGACCGGTCTGCCGCCCTTCTTGCTGGGACTTCACTGGAATGCTACGGAGCGGATGAGTGCTCAGCAGGTGGACATTCTCACTGCAGAGCTGTGGGCTCTTCGTCGGACGGTAGAGCCGGCTCTGCGGCGAATCTGCAAGACCTACCTGGCGCTGGAAGGGTTGGATGACCGGGTGGAGATCCAGTGGGACGACATCAGTCTGCAGGACATTACCCGGGAGGCTCAGGCTGAGCTTTACAAGGCTCAGACCGAAAAGCTTCGCCGGGAAATGGAAAACTAAGGCATATCCAAACAACAAGGAGGTAATTATGGAGATCAAAAAGGAAACCCAGGTGCACAGCAGCGGCGTGCCGACGCAGGTGCAGCTGGAGGCCATCAATGCCCAGGCAAGGGCGAAAATGACGGAGGAGCAAGTCTATGTGTTCTCGCTACGGCTTTGCGATGACCAGATTGACCGGGATTGGGAGCGATTCGATACCGCGGCACTGCCCACGCTGGCCAAGATGTTTATTGGCAAGACCGGCATTGTGGATCACTGCTGGAGCAGTGATTCTCAGGTGGCCCGGATCTTTGCCGCAGAGGTGGTCCGGGAGGAGAATGTCAGTTACATCAAAGCCTGGGCCTATATTCGCAGAGGCGGCCATGCGGATGAGATCATCGCCGATATCGAGGCCGGAATCAAAAAGGAAGTCAGCGTTGGCTGCTCCATGGGCTTTTCCAAATGCTCGATCTGCGGCGGCGAATACGGCATCTGCGGTCATCAGAAGGGTGAAAGCTACGACGGGCAGGTCTGCTGTGCCATTTTGCAGGAGCCTATGGATGCGTATGAGTTTTCCTTTGTGGCAGTACCTGCTCAGCGGTCGGCCGGTGTGATCAAAGGGATGGGCGGCAAGCAGATGTGCCTGAAGGAACTGGCGGAGCATTTTGGGGCACAGGCAGAATACCGGACACTGTATAAGCAGGCACAGCTTGGCATGGCCTACGAAAAGCAGCTTCGCAACGACGTGGTTCGGCTGTGCCTTGCTCTCGAATTGGGCGTGGAGGAGCCGGTACTGCACAGCATTATGGAAAAAGCCGGAGCAGAGGAACTGATGAAAGTAAAATCCGCCCTTGAAGAGCGGATGGGGGAATATATGCCCATGGTGACGCAGCTGGGCATCTGCAAGGAGAGCCGGGAAGCTGTGGAAAGCGGATTCCTGATCTGACAATCGGGTTTTGCCGGCAAAAGCCGGTGACCATACATTACACAAGGAGGAAAATAATATGGGTTATGAAAATCTGAGACTGGAAAAGGGTATGTACCGCCAGGCGGGCATGAACTTTACCCAGGTGCTGGAATCCCTCGATCCCAGCGAGAACTATCGCGGCACTGCACTGGAGGGCACCGATGCCTTTCAGCGTCAGCTGAAGCGTTTTGGCATTCGTGCCAAAGGTGCGGGCTCTTCCAAGGTGGAAAAGTTTTTCAGCACTGTGGACAGTGCTGTGCTGTTCCCCGAGTACATTGCACGAACCGTTCGGCAGGGTATGGAGGAGACCAGCATTCTGCCTGCAATCACAGCTACTACCACTGTGATTGATTCCATGGACTATCGTGCTATTTATTCCGCCGCTACGGACACAACGCTGGAACTGAAAAATGTTGCCGAGGGTGAGAGTATTCCTGAAACCAGCGTGATAACCAAGGAACACCTGATCAAGCTGTCCAAGCGTGGCAGAATGCTGGTGGCATCTTATGAGGCAATTCGTTTCCAGAAGCTGGATATGTTCGGTGTTATGCTGCGTCAGATCGGTGCATACATCCAGGCACAGCAGACGAAGGATGCCATCGATGTTCTGATTTCCGGTGACGGCAACAATAATCCTGCATCGGAGTTTGCCATTGGTGATGATCCTATTTTTGGCGAAGGCCTTGGCTATGATGAGCTGGTGGCATTCTGGGGTGTGTTTGATCCGTACACTATGAATACCATCCTTTGCTCCACTGCTACCATGACCAGACTGTTGAAGATTCCTGAATTGCAGAATCCTTTGACCGGCCTGAATTTTCAGGGCACCGGTAAGATGGGTACTCCTCTGGGTGCACAGCTGCACCGAACCCGGGCAATGGCAGATGACAAGATCATTGGTCTGGACAATCGGTACGCTCTGGAAATGATCAAGGCGGGCGACGTTCTGGTTGAGTACGATAAGCTCATCGACCGTCAGCTGGAGCGGGCTGCAATTACGACTATTGCCGGCTTCAATAAGATCAGTGATAGTGCTTCTGCGGTGCTGCTGGTATGATACTGACAGAGCAAATTGTAGCTCAGGCGAAGATCCTGATTCGAGATCTGGAAGAACGGGATCTGCCTATGCTGGAGATTCTGTGCCGCTCAGCAGAGACCACATTAAAGGCAAAACTCCGGGAGGGGATCTGCGCGGAGGACTGCATTGCGGATTTTGTGGCGGCTGCGGCTCTGTTTGCCGTGGCTGCCATGACGGAGCTGGATGAAATTGCCCAAATGGAAATGGTCACAGCCGGCGATCTGACATTACGCAGAAAAAGCAGCGATGCTTCTGCCTGCTGCCTGCGTTATCAGGCGGAGCTGCTGATGTCACCGTATATGGCGGATGCCTTTGCTTTCGTGGGGGTGTAATATGCGGCACACCGTGGAAAAGGTACTGTGCAAATACGGCAGGGAAATCGTGGTGGCACGAGGGGAGGAAAGCCTTGTATTTCAAGGCTTTTTCCACCATACAGGTTCCAAGGATTGGCACAATATGGAAAAATCCTGCAATGTACTTGGACAGATTCCCAGAGGCCAGTATTTGGTTCTGGCTCCTGCCTGGACAAATCTGGTTGTGGGCGATATGATCCTGTGCGATGGAAGACGGTTTTCCGTACGCCGGGTGGAATCGGAGAATCTTATGGAAGAGCAGCTCTACAGCTGGGCACTGTGTGTGGAGCTGGGTAAGGAGGATACATGGCCGATGTAGTAGCCAGCGTAGTGGCGGTTTTGCAGGCTGCCGGCTATCGGGCAGGAAATGCCAATCCCGGTGGTATTATTCCGGAAATCACGGAACCCGTGTTGGCGGTGAATTTGGAGCGTGCCAACATGGAGAAGAAGACTTTGGTGATTCGGGTAACTGTGGTAACACCCATCTCCAAGGGAGCAAAGTCCTGTGAGACCCAGGCACTGGCGGTATGCAGACTGCTTGGGGAGATCGGATGTAACTGCGAGATGCAGCCATGTAAATTTGATGCCAAAACCGAAGTGTTCAGCAGTGCGGTGTTGGCCAGCTTTCAGGGCAATATCATGGATCAGAACTGGATGATTGGTGATATGCTGCAGGTTCGGTTTGGCTCCGGTTATTATTTGGACAAGGTTACATCCTTTGCTGCCTGGCAGGTGCTGAATGAGGAGCAGGCATTGGGAGAGTGCGTTTGGAATATTCAGGTTGAGGAGACTTTGGATGCCATTCGCACAGAAAATGTGCCCAGCGGAACCACCAAGATTACGGTGTACTATGAAGGTGGGCAGGAGGCCTACAATGAATGTACACTCTGCGGGCGAAAGCGGATCATCCGGGATGGTAAAATCGTGCAGATCTGGGAAGCTACCGCAAAATCGCGAACGATCAGTACCTAAATAAGAAGAGCAGGGTGCATTTGCACCCTGCATTTTTTATTGTAAGAGAAAACCACCGGCAGTGCCGGTGGTTCCAAAAAGCTTTAGCTATGCCTAGAAAAAATATCCTCCTTTGGTAGAATAAGAGTAGGTCTGCCAACC